TTTTTCGTCATCGGTGACGTGGAGCCCGCGAGCAACAGCGGCCCGTGGTTCAAAAACGGGACCAAGCTCTACGTCTTCGACATCAACGAGGGGCATTACGTCCCGCTCGACATCTCGGACTCGCTCAGCGCGTTCGCGTTTATCGGACCGAACGACCCCGGCATCCCGGGCGAGAACGACCCGCTGATTTGGTTTCGCACCGTCGGCAGCCGGCCCATCGGCTGGTATGGTTGGGACGGCAACTCGTGGGAAGCCGCCGGCACGGTTCCGAACAGCGGCAACACCGCGAACCGCCCGACGAACCCGCTGGACCTCGAGCAGTATTGGGACACGGACATCAACTGCTTGATTCACTGGGAGCGCAACCAGTGGCGCACTCTCTCCGGCACGCCCGGCGACGTGAAAGCGGTTACGGACACCGTTTTGACCGCGGCGCTGGCCAAAAATCCCGGCTGGTCGCTCCTCTATGACAACGACGAATCCCGTCGCGGTCGTGTCATCGGCCAAGCATCCAAGGACGTCGGGCTGACGCCCGAAAGCGCCGTGTCGGTGCCCACAGGCATCACGCAGCGCGCCACGCAGGATACTTTTGGTGCGGAAACGCACGTGCTGACGTCCCTGGAAATCGAACAGCATTCCCACTTAATCGGGCACGCGACCCTTTTGGCCAGCAATCAGGCCAACGTCGTTTTCTTCCGGGTGGAAGACGGGGACACGGAAATCCAGAACGCGGGCATCCCGCTGCCGGCACCGCCGAACAGCCAGACCGCTCGGACGACTCACTCGAACCCGAACGGCAGCCAGGGCGGCGCCACGCTCGGGTCCACGGGCACCCAGCTGATGACCAGCCGGCAGTTCACCCTGGAGGACGCCCCCAGCTATACCGGCGGGGCGGTTGGACACAATAACATTCAGCCTACCGTTTATTTGTGGCACTTGACAAAAGACTAATCGGCCACACTTCATAATGATGCAAGAGCATGCCACAGCGTTAGCCCAGGTCCTCCCAAGCGGGATTCCCGCCTTGCGGCCCCTTTTCCAGCGTTACTTTGAGGACGTCCGGTATCCCGGGCGGCTGGACATGCGCGCGGTGGAAGAAATCTGGGGGCCGCTCATCGCCCGGGGCAACGGCAGCATTTTGGCCGAGTGGCCGACGGCGGGCGCTCGCGGCATCGTGGGGACCACCTACATGCGCGACACGTTCAACGGCGAGCTGACCGCCATGATGGTTTTTCTCTACGTCATGCCGGAGTGTCGGGGCCAGGGCATCGGGCGCACCTTGCTGGACCAAGCTGAGACAGACGCCCGGCTGCGTGGCTGCACGAGCATTGTCCACGGGCACATGTTCACCGTCGATGAAGACGGCGGACGAGCAATTTTTGAGAAGCGCGGTTACGAAGTAATCGAGCTCGGTTTTCGGAAACGACTTTAATTTTATGGGTTACGCAATTGGTTCCGCGGCGTCAATCGCCGAACGATTCACCGATGAGAAGGCGATGCGCGAGGCATACGCTTTCATGCGCGATGGGCTGCGCGAGCAACGCAAGGCCCTGAAGGAGGATTACGATTTGGAACGTATCTCCGGGCTCGTCCAGCAATACGACAAGGGATACCTCGACCGCCGAGTGTCGCTGATGAAGGAATACGAGCCCGACTTGTATGCCGCCGGCCAAGTCGCCCGCAAGGACATCCTTGCGCAGGCGCAGACGCCCGTTTCCGCGCTGGAATCCACACGGACGGCCAAGCAACTTTTCAAGGAAAACATCGACCAGGACCCCGAGCTCGCCAAGCTCAAGCAGAATGTCATCGCCCGGGCGAACGATGTCCTCGCGTTGGGCGGGAACCTGCCGGCTGAGTATCAGGCCGAGCTCGTCCGCGCCGGCGTCGGCGGGGCCGCGCAGGCGGGTATTAAGCCCCAGGCGGGCACGGTCGGCGGCGTCGTCTCCAAAGTCCTCGGCAGCGAGGGCGAACGTTTGCGCCAAGCGCGCACGATGGAAGCGTCGAAACTCGCGGACACCGCGCAGCAGATGACCGAATCACGCGCCAAGATTCTCGGCTCGATTTTTCCGACGATTCAATCCGCGGAACGCGAAGGGCTGGCTCGCTCCGCGTCCATTTTTGGGCTGACTGAAGCCGCCACGCCAGCTAGCAGCACGGGACTCACGGGCCGCGAGGTGTTAAACCTCGACCTGGGTGGCCGAACCGCACAGCGCGACGTCAATTCGCAGCTGGCAAATTTGAAGGCATGGAAGTCGCTGGAATTTGCGCGCATCCGTGATACCGCGTTGAACCAAGTCGCCGGCAACTTTGGCGGCACGGCGAGCGGCGCATACGGCGGCGCGGGCGGCTCCGGCGGCGGTGGCGGGGGTTCGTCGATGGGTTCCATGATGAGCATGGGCAGCATGATGTCCGACCGCAACGTCAAGGAAAACATCAAGGAGCTCGACGAGGCGAAAATTTTGGAGAAGGTGTCCAAGCTGCCCGTGTCCAACTGGGAATATAAGAAAGACGTTGAGAACGTGCCGCAAGGTCAGCATACTGGCCCGATGGCACAGGACTGGGACGTGCTTTTTGGGAGCGGCACCGGTGACGCGAAAACGATTCCAATCGTGGACGCCATCGGCGTGGCCCTGGCCAGCGTGAAAGCGCTGGTCAAGGAAATCAAACAGATGAAGACGGCCAAAGCTTAATTTTATGGCGGCGATGAACATCCCATTGGTGCCGGTTAACTCCGAGGCCAAGACTTTTGCTGCGAGCGCGCTCGTTCAGGCGATTAACAACATGCACCTTGCGCAGAACGCAAGCGGCGGGGGCGCCGGCCATTCGGCGGCGAGCACTGAGGCGCAGAAAAAAGCCGCGCAGGAAGATGCCGCGGCCAAGGACCAAGCGCGCAAGGACGCCGCTGCGCACCAGACGGACAAACGCGGAATTTTGGAGCAGGGCGGCGTGAGCAAAATTACCGGTCAGGCGCAGCCTCGTATGACGGGGTTGGAGGCCGCCGGTCAGCCAACTGTTTCTCCGGCGATGCCATCGGCTCCGTCGAGCGGAATCACTGGTCAACCCGGCGGTAGCGTAACCGGTGTATCGGGAACGGTGAACCAGTTCGGAAATATTCCCGTTCAGGAAGCGGCCCCGAGCACGGGCGAAGTCGGCCCGGTGCAAGGCGGCGGTGGATTTAACTCGGACAGCATGTTCGATTGGGGCAGCATGTTCGGCAGTGGACTTTAATTTTTTATGCCTGGACCTAACGTAGCGCGACAGCACCCGAATTACGCGAAGTATCGCAAGGAATTCGAGGACAAATTTTCCAAGATGCCGACGCAGGACCTGCTCAACGAGTGGGACTCTGAAGACCTGATTCACCACTTGCAGGCCAAGGACCTGATTCGCAAAGAAGCGCTGGCTCCCGTTCTCCAACAGGGGCACGCGTTGAAAGCGCGACAGGAATTTGAGAACCTGAAGCGTGGCGGCTCGCCCGAAGCGCTCGCCAAACTTCACGCGGAAACTGCCGCGCATGAAGGCATGGAACTTCCCACGGGACCGGACGGGGTGATTGATACTGCGGCCACGCTCAAGAACATCCAGGAAGCCATTCAGCTCAAGGAAAAAAGGGACCTGGACCGGCAGCTCACGCTCGGCGCGACCGAGCAGACGACCACGACCGTCAACCCGCAAGGTCAGAAGACCATCACGGGTCAGATGATGACGAAGACCGGACAGCCGACTAGCCCGGTCCGAACGGTGACGAGCGAAGCGCCTCAGACCGAGCCCCTCCGCAAAGAATACACGGCACAGCCGCCGGTTCACGAATTCAACAAGGTGCACGCCGGCTACAACAAACTTTTGCGGTCACTCAACACGAAGAACCCGACGCCGCTTCACGACCAGAATTCCATTTTCCAATGGATGAAAATTTTGGACCCAGGTTCGACGGTGCGCGAAGGTGAATATGCGACCGTGGAAAAAGCTCGCGGCGTCCCGGACCACATTCGCAACGCGTATAATAATTTCGTCACCGGCCAGATTTTGACGCCGGAACAGCGCAAGCAAATGCTGGATGCGTCGCAGGACGTCGTGGACGGGCAGCTGGCAAACGTGGCTCCCATCATCAAGCAGTTTTCGGAACAAGAACGCACTGGCGGCCATGCTTCCGGCTCTATCGTTCCGCTCGAGCACCAGGAAATCGTCCGGGAATTTGACGAGCGCGAAGCCGCGCGCGCCAAAGCCGCGGCTCCGGCTGCCGCTCCTGCCGCTGGTGCGGCTCCCGCCGCTGCCGGCGCTGCTCCCGCGGCCCCGGTTCAGCAAAAGCCGATTCCTACGGTGCGGACGCCGACGGAAGCTCCCGCAGATGCGGAGTTTTTCTACTCTCCCAAGGGCAAGCTGTATCGTAACCCCAACTATCGTCCTGCCGCGGCGGCACCCGCCCCCGCGACCCCGCCGCCTACCGCCGAAGTCACGCCACCCGCTACCGAGGAGCCGCCAGTTTTACCAGCTTAATTATGCCGAGCGTCATTGAGGATTTAGGGGCAGGGGAATCTTTCACGGACACGCCCGTCCCGGTTGTGCCAGCTGAGGTGCCCGTCTACGGCGGCACGGCTCGGGGACTGAAATCCTCGAAGCCCATCACGCCGGAAGTTCAGGCGCAACTCGACCAGTCCAGCAAAGGGATGCGGGCCGCACTCGCGGAAAAAGGAATCGAAGCCCCGCCGATGCTGCCCGAGGAGGCCGCGAAAGCCGCCGCTGAAAAAGAAAAGGAAGATAAAGCGTTCGCCGGACTGCAGGAGGTGGACCCTTTTAGCGTGTTGCAAGAAGTCGACCCCCGCTCTGTTGGGGAGGAGCCCGAATTCCGCGGCGTCCCGTTGGCCGACCGTCTCGATACCGACAAGCCGGAAGATTTGGCCCGGGACCCGAAGTTTAACATCCTCGAGCACATCGCGACGAACCGCGACAATATTTTTCAGGACCCCAATCGCTACAAAAAAGCGCTCGACACTTATCGCGCGCAAAAAGTCGTGGGCACCACGGCGAACAAGGTCTGGGAATCGGCGAAGAAAGAAACCGGTCCCCTGCTTTTGGAAATTCTCAAATCTTTGCCGAAGCGGCTCGAGAATGTTTCTGACATCGCCATTGGTCCGGTGATTAACGACATCACGGCAAAGTTTCGTCACGAGAGTGCCGACCCCGTGCTTCGCGAGCAATGGGATAAAATGACAGACGACAACCGCGAAGCCGCCATCGCCGAGGCCATCGGCGGAACGCAGCTCGCCGTGGGCTCGCTCCAGGACATGGTGCGCCAGGGCGCGCGCAAGCTGACGGGTCCCGGATTCAATTTGAAACAGCTCAAGGTGACCCCTTCGGGTGTCTCGATGGAGCGCAAAGACTGGAGCAAAATTTCTGATGAAGAAGTCAAAAGCGAGTTATTCAAGGACCTCGGCTGGCACGACACCATCCAAGGTATCTCGTCCGGCCAAACCGTCAAAGACCTCGTCAGCGAAGGCGTCCAGCTCAACCCGGAAAACATCAAGCTACTGAGCTTGACGGACCCGGTCACGCTCGTCGCCACTGCCGGCGGACTCAAAGCCGTGGGCGTCGGTGGCAAAGTTCTTTTTACCGCGGCCAACGAAGTCGGCGCGGGCAAAGCGCTGAACTACCTCGGCCAGCTTTCCCAAACCGCCGCGGCGAAAACCACGCAGCTCGTCGGCACCGGACTTGAAAAGACGGGCCAGACCATCGCTGCCGCGCTTCCTTTTTCTGGCCAGGGCGTCAGCGTAGGCGCGGGACTCAGTCTTTTGGGCATCCCCCATAAAGCGATTCTCGCCGCGCGTGTTGCGGCTCCCGTTCTCAAGAAAACGGGTCAGCTCGTCCGGGAAATCGGCGAAGCCGCCGGGGCCGCCCCTAAAGGGCAGCTGTCCCTCGGTTTGGAAACCACGACGGGCGCCAAGCTCGTCAACGCGGCGAAGACCGCTTCAAAATTTGTTCAACCGCCCGTGGCCGGCGCCGTGAAAGGCGCCGTGGGCACCGCCCCACTCGCACTATCGACCGATGAGCCCCAGGGTGGCTTGCTCGGCGTGGGTGCGGTGGGCGGCGCCGTGCACTCCGCGCTCGGGGCCGTCAAGGGTGCGGTGGCCGAAGCCGGCGCGAAAAAATATTTCGACCCGGGCCAAATCAACTGGGAAGCGACTCCGTCTCCTGGCTACGATAACTTCACCGAGCTGAATAAGGTTCACGAGCAGGTCGCCGCGTCCACGCCGTCGAACGCACGGAACATGGTGGACAGCTTGCGCGAGACGCTGCGCCCGTTCGGCAAGAAACTTTTCCTCGTCGACGACGCGGCTTTTTCCCAGGCCATCGCGGATGACACCAAGCGCGCGAATGGCGGCAAGGATTTAACGCCCGAGCAACAGGCGGCGGTCGCCCAGGAATCCAAAGCGCGCGGCGTTTCAAAAATCTGGATGGCAGATGACGCGGGCAAGGGCGAGATGGTTACGCTCGTCAAAAGCTCCGCGGACGCTCCGCATGAATTTTCCCACGTCCTGGAATCCGTAATGGAGCCCGCCGGACGAGAAGCACTGCACGACGCGGTCCGCAAGGCGTATACGCCGGCTGAGCTCGACGCGCTCCAGGCGCACTACGAAAAACAGTTCGGTCGGCCTTTTACGCCGGCTGAGGTCCGCAGCGAATTCATCGCGGATAATTGGGCGAACCTGCTTTACAACACGTCTCTCGAATCGCTCGGACTGCCGAAGCCGAAATCCTCGTTCCGCGCAAAAATGCTGGACGCGGCGTTGACCTTGGGTGACGCGCTGGGTATCGACATGACGGCAGGCCGCGGCACTCCGGGGTTGAACCTGAAGCCGAGCTATAGCCTGCGCAAGGCGCTCGAGAACGCGAGCGGTGAAATTTTAGCGGAGCGCGACCAGCGCGCCGCGCAGCAAGCGACTGCTCCCGAGGTGAAGCCGGTGGCTGAAGCGCCGGCGGCTCCGGTCGAAGTTCCCGTCGAATCCGTGCAGCCGGAGCTGGATTTTACCACGCCCCCGCCCAAAGAAATTCCCGCTCAAGGCGAGCTCAATTTTGAGACGCCGTCGGCACAACCGAAAGTGGCCCCGGCAGCGACCCCTCCCGCGCCGGCACCCACCGAAGTCCCGCCGACGGTGTCTCCCTCCCGTGGGGTTTCCACCCCCGAGGCCACCGCCGCCCGTGCCGAGGTCACCAATACCGGGGTCGGTGCGGCCTGGGCCAAAGGCAAGGACAACGAGCAAGCGGTGACGGAAGTGAACAAGGCACTCGACGAAAGCGTCGGGCTGACCGTCGAACACGCCGGCGCTCCCAAAGCGTCTTTTAAGCCGACGGAGCCCGAACGCGCCGCCGAGGTGGAAGAAGGCCGCGGGTTGCCGCCCGAACAGCGCGAGCTGCATGCCGGGAAAAAATATCCCACGCGCTGGGAGCAGACGAAAAGCGGGGAACCGCAGCTCGTCGCCCGTAGCGTGGACAAGGTTCTCTCCAACGTGGACCGCGCGGTGCAGTGGGGGAAATCCGCGGGCGAAGAAATCCCGTGGGAGACGGACGCGAACGGTGCGCTCACCGAAGCCGGCACCAACGAACTTTTGTCGGACCTGAACGCCTACTGGGATAACCAGGACCGAGGTTTTCGTGGCGGGGGCAAGCAACTGGTTCGTCCCGGCGACGAGCTCGGTGCGGCAATCCCGCGTGAGCAAGGCGAGGGAAAAGTTTTAGGCGACGCCAAGGAACAATGGCTCAATTTGCTTCAAGGCAAAGACGTCGGCCCGCCCGAGACGGCGCGCGCCCAAAAAGGCAAATTACCTGCCAACATTAAAGCGCAGGAAATCCGCGCTGCCCAGGGCGACGTGTCCGAACGTATCGCGCCGGGGACCGACATTCCGATTTACCCCGAGAAGGTGACACAGGGCCGCGGGGCCGTGGAAGTGAAGGAGACGAACCCGCTGCGCAATCGTTTGCGCGCCGCCGGCATGCCGGTGGGGGACCTGCACACGGTCGTCGAGCGGCTGAACGCTGCTGATATCATCAAAGCCGAACGCGCCCCCGAATTAACGGGACGCGGCGGACAGACGGACACCGCCCGCGCGGGATACCTGACGGACCAGCCCGTGGACAAAACTATCGCGGACGTTTTCGCGGACTCCCCGGACGACTGGACCAAGCGCTTCGGACCGAAGAACACGCTGACGGCGACCGCGTATGAGTTAGGACTCGGACTAAAATCCAAGGAAGAACTGAACGCGCTGCGCGCCGCCCAGTCCAAAGCATCCGCCGACCAAGTCGCCGTCATGGGCGAAGTCAAGGCCGGGAACTTCGACAAGATGGACGAGGCATACGCGCTCGCGACCAAGACCCAATTTTTCCGTGAGGCGATTGAAGCCGCCACGGACACCGCCTCTGCCGCCGGTCCATCCGGCTGGCGCCGGTCGTTCCCGGACCGCACGGCCCCGTTCGCGGAAGGTGCGGCACCCGAACGCGCTGGCTTCCTTTCTGAAAAAGAACTGAAGTCCATTCGCAATGGCGAAAAAGATGGTGAAACTTTCAACGGGGACGGAACCGTTTTTGTCCCGCCCGAGGACGCCTCGCTGGACGTGGTCACGCTCGCCAGCGTGAACCTGCCCGCGGCAGAGCTGAACGCGAAGAACGTCGCGGCGGCGTTGAAGCCCTATAAGGGCCTTCTGGGGAATGAGAACATCAAGGCGGGAATCTTCCGGCTGTCGGAGCCCGATGCCGAAGGCCGGCCACAGGTCAGCGTGGATGTGAACGCCATCGTGGACCAGAAGCACCGCAAGTCGTCTTTGGCTTTTGCCCGTGCGAATAACCAGGAAGCCATTTTCGACATGGCCCGCGGCAAAACGGTTGATGCCGGCGGCACGGGTAACACGGTCCTCCGGGACCCGAAAGAAATCGCCCAGGCCGCGGATGCGTTGCAGGCCGGGGAAAATTACCTGGAGACGAAAGCGCGTTTCAAAACGGCGGAAGCGAAGCGCAAGGGTCCCGTTCGTCGAGCGATTGAAGATATCAAAGGGGACGTCGGTATCACGGTCAAAGCGATTACCCGGGAATCCGAAGCCGCCGCGCGGAAGCGCGTCGAGGAAACCGACTACTCGAAATACAACGTGCCCGAGAAGGCGGTGTCCAAGGTCGGGCAAGCGACCGGTTGGGTGTTGCCCGATGGCGAATTTGTATCGCTCGACACCGCCTACCACGAGCAGTTCATTGCGGACAACGCGAAATCACTAAACGAGAAATACGGCACGGAATTTGGCGAAACTGCCGACGTGAACGAACGTCAGGCGGCAATCAACAAGGGGTTCGTTCGCGTGCGGCATGTGCCGTCCACGGGCCAAATGAACATCGAAGCGTCGGCGGACCATTGGACGCCTAAGACGCGCTCCAAGATTTTGGACATCCTGGACAAGCAGTCCGATAATATCGACAAACTGCGGGTAACGCTCTTGGACAAAAAAGGCCAGACGGTGGACTCCATCGACAGCGCTGTTTTCGACCTGGAGGGCGCTGAGAAATTTTCCAAGATGGAGGACGCGGTCAGCAGCCTGAAGGCAGGACCCGTATCGAAAAAGGGTCCCTCGGCCATTCAAATCGCGCGCAGCCGCGAGGGTTACCTCGCTGAGCCAAAAGAAGCGGAAGAAATCACTGATACACTCCGAGGCATCTCCCCGGAAGGAAACTTTAAACTGGTTGGGTCCGTATCGAAGGGAAAAGTGGGCGCGAAGGATATGGATTTCGCTGTCGATTATGGGACGGGCCACGTCGAATCGGAAATTGGAAACTTCTTGGATAAGGTCGCCCCTGAGCTTGAAAAGAAAGGTTGGACCGTTCACGACGAAGTCCATGATTTTGCCGGCAAACCGGAAGGCCAATGGTTTATTCCAACATCCTCGCCGAAGGGGGACGTTGTGGAATTCTTTTTTGGCGGAAGCACCGATGAAGCGCCTCCCGGCAGTTATCCTAGCCAGAGAAAGGGTTACCTCACGCCGGAAATTCCGACGGACGAGGCCATCACCGACGCGCTGAGCGAAGACAAGAAACCTTTTGTCGGAGCCGCGCGCGACCTGGACGAAGGCACCCCGGTCGGCCTGCGGATTGACATCCCGGCGTTCAACCGCACGGGCAAATACGTCATCACCGTCCACGAAAAAGCCGAAGGCGGGCGCGTGGGCAAGCGGATTGGTTACGACTCCATCGCGACCGTGGACAACCCGACCTTTTTCTCCAACACCAAGGGCGCTGCAAAAATCGCTGAGGGCGCCGCGAAGTTCCCCATCGCGACCGTTGAAGGCGAATGGAATCCCTCGCGCGAACTGCCGGCGGACCTCTCCGAGTGGACCGAGGTCGGATTCAACCCGGACAAGCACGACTATTTCTACGAGAAGGGAACCGACGAACCGGTGACCGGCGGAACCCAAGCCGTGAGCGTGGGCAACAGCGTTTTCGTCAAGGACGCCACGTTCGGCAGCAAAGCGGACGTCGCTGCGCGCGGCGGGTATCTCCCTGGCGAAAAGCTGACGCCCGAGACGGCAGAAGCCGCGGCGGACAAGCACAACGAGGAATACACCAAGTCGTATCCCGAGGCATACCCCACGCGGTTCATCCGCGACTCCAAAGGCAAGCTCAAGCTGCAAGGCGGCAAGCTCGTCCCCGGTGACGAGGAAGCCGTTCTCGACAAAACGCCGCTCGCGCTTGACGCGGTGCGGGAGAACCCGGACGCGCCGGCACACGAAGTTATTTCGGACGCGCTAGCGGACAAAATCGTGGCCGAAGCTCACGAGGCGCTTAAGGACGAATCCATGAAGGCCGGCTTGTCGTGGTATGCCGACGCGGTGAAGCTCATCAACAAATTTTTCGGCAAGGACGCCTCGCTATTCGCGCAGCTGTTGGCGGCGACGTCGCCACAGAACGGCGTGCAACCGAACTTCGCCTACGCGGTGGACGCCTGGAACGCCGTGAAGCGTGGCGAGTATGAGCCGTTCGTGAAAAAGTATCTCGAGGGACGCGAGCAGTGGAAGACCGGCGGCACGCCTGAAATCGCCGAGTGGGAAGCCGAGAAGGGCAAGAAGTGGAAAGCCGGCACGGGTGCCGCGGCCCAAGGTCTGCGCAACAACTTTTTGACGTGGTGGGTGGACAAGCACGAGATTTTGCCCAAGCGCGAAGGCGGCAAGCTTTACGGCATGCATTCGTTCCCCGTGCTCGATGTCATCTCCGGAACGTGGCTCGAGGACGTGGGCGGCCCGAAGGTGCGGAACTTTTTGGCGAACCTCACGGGCGAAGGACACGACGCCACCATCGACATTTGGGCCACGCGATTCCTGATGCGTATCGCGCAGTCCGAGGACACCCTCAAAGGTCGCTGGCGCGTCGCACCGCCGGCAGGCTGGCAAATTTCCGCGGAGAACTTTAACCTCGCGCAATCCGCGTTCCGAAAAGCCGCTGAAAAGTTTGGCACCACGCCGGACTCGCTGCAAGCGTTGGTCTGGTTTTCGGAAAAACATCTCTGGGAACAGAAAGACTGGACCGGGTATGTCGGCGCGGCGAAATCGGACTACGCGTATTGGCTGAAGTCGCTGGAACCCGGCGAGCACCCCGAGACTTACAACATCCCGGTCAAGGCCAAGGAAGAAGCCACTCGCCAAGGCCGCGAGGAACGCGCCCGCGCGGCGGCGAAGCGAAAAAATGCCGCTCAGGGCGAACTTGACATTCCGGTCAACCCGGTGGAAGATTGACGTTGATGAAAACTGAACACAAAGACGTGTCGGCGGAAGAATTGATGAAGGCGCTCGGCCCGGAGCTGATGCAATTCATCGTCGAAAGCCTGCACACCTCGGCCCACGAGGACGCCAATTCGACGGACCGAAAGTCCGTTGACAAAGCGGATAAACCATCCACTTCTAAGTAGCTATGCCCGTGATGCCCGAAGACATTCAGCCCGTTGCCGCCGCCCCCGCTGCGGCTGACGAGGTCACCCCCGCCGAGGAACCCGAAGCCAAGGCCCCCGTTATGCCGCCCGAGCTGGCGAAGATTCCCGCCCTCGCCGCCCTGGCGAACGGGTCCCCGCCGGCTACCTACGGGCCACTCAAGTCGGAAGACCCTCAGCTCAAGGTCATTGGGAAGAAAGAGAACGCCGAGGCCCTGAAAAAGATGGGTTTCGCCGCGTTTGAATCCGAATCCCAGCCGGGGAACTTCGTGCTTTTTAACGGGCTACTTGTTAAGCCCCAGGAAGTTATGGACGCCGACAAGGCGGGCCAGCTCGATTCCATCGCCGTGCCCTTTCAGCAGCTGGCGGCCTCATTTGAATCCGCCCGGTTGGATGGTGGCAGTTCCGAAGTCCCCGCAGATGGGGCGCCCGCTGCGCCAGCGCCCGCTGGTGAAGCCGCAGCCGCTCCCATGCCCTCAGCTCCCCCCGCTCCTGCCGGTGCCCAGAAACGCCTCCTGGCGGCTCGGGTAACGAATTTGCAGCCGGGAAGTCCGACGAGCGGTCCGGCGCCCGGTCGCGGTCGCGTGCTCAACGCGATTAGCAAACCGGTTGTGTGACGGTGGGGGTGTTCCAGCCTCTTCCCCAGAGCAGGCTCAGCCGCTCGAAATAGCGCTGATAGTCGTGCTTGAGGGTATACATCGAATATTTTTGGATTGCCCGCGCGCGGATTGCCCGGCGGTCCAGGGTGTTCACCTGCCGGCAGGCGTCCGCAAACTCCCCCAGGTAGTGGCAACGGAACCCCGTGACGCCCTGCTCCACCGTCTCCGTGAAGCCGGCCCAGTCCGTGGAAATGACCGGCGTGCCGCAAAGCTGCGCCTCCACGGCCACGCAGCCGAACGGCTCGGGGTAGAGTGACGGGCAAAACACCGCCTGCGCCCGGGCCATCATCTCGTTGCGGGTCTTCCAGTCCGGGGCACCACAATACTCGTGACCCCCGGTGATGTTCCGCAGGCTGCCGCCGTGACCAATGAGCTTCAATTTCACGCCGGCAGCGGTCGCGGCGTCACACGCTACGCGGACCCCCTTTTCGTGGGTCAGTCGACCGACGTAAAGAAAATAGTCGTCCGGTGTGGCGAGGTGAAATTGGTCGGGGTCAAAAAAGACGGGGATGACCGTATCGAAGAAACGCGCGTTAGAGATGCGTTGCGCCCCATAACAGAAGTGCATCCATGCGTAACTCTCGAACACCCGGAACGGCGCCCAGTTGCCCTCATACCCGATGGAATACTCCACGCCCAGGAGGTCCTTGTGCGCGTCAAAAACGGGCTTCTGCGAGTGGCCCCCGATGGAGAGCAGGAAGTCCCGCGACTGCTTGCGCTTGGCGATTTCGGCAATCATCCAGGGGTTTGACTGCTGGTAGAGCGGGGTTTTTCCGTCCACGGGCGCGTGCTGGTATTCCGTCTGCCCCAGGTAGCGCTTGCGGTCGCCCTCCGGCATCACGTTGATGAACTCGGTGCACGGGGCGGTGGAGCCCTCGGCCCCGTAAAGGTAGACCGTGTGGCCCAGGGAGCGCATCATGCGGCAGAACCGGTGGCCGGCGGCGGCGAACCCGTCGAGCGAAAAGTCTTCGCTGACGGGGCAATTCGGCAAGCCGAGCAGGTGGATTCTCAGCGGGGTAGCCATATGGAAATAAAAAGTTTGTAGACCTGGAACGACCAACGGCGGCGACCCGGGCAATACGACAGCGCGGCCCAGATGGAGCCGCCGTATTTTTTGTGCCACGCCCAGCCTATCATCGGAATTCCTGACAGCACTGGGACTGGTAAACCGCGAGCAGCTGTTCGTCGGTCAGCGGCGTGAGGTATTCTTCGATGGTCATTTTCCCGTCCCGGAGGGCGTCGTAGCGACGATGCCATTCGGGGAGCTCCTCCATCGTCATCAGGGGATAGGTGACCTCGTCGAGCGGATGGACGCGCCGGTAGCCGGCCACGATGGTATCGAACACGAATTTGCGCATTTACTTGCCTCCCTCGCAGTCATTGGGCGGCGCGGGCCGCGTCTCGTCGCCGGCGTGGTCAGGAAACTTTCCGCCGTGGAGCAAGTTTAGGAACGGCGAAACGTTGGACAGCATCTTGGCTATTTGGAGTTTTAGCCGCTCCTGTTCCGGGGTCCTCACGGGTTGCGGCAGCCCGTGGTCATACGTTTGGCAGCCGTTGATTTGGAAAAACGAGCGCTTGCCGCCAGCGTTCTCGTCAAAATAAACCGAGCTGACGTGGCACAGGTCGTCGGCGTCCCTCACGGTCGTTTCCAAGTCGCCGTGCCGCGCTATCATGTCCGCCAGTGCAGCAATTAGTCCGGATGCGTTCACTTGGTGTTCTCCTGTAATTGTTTCATCCACGCGGGGGCCGGCGCAAAAAGGTCCGCCATCTTCCGCGGCGCGACCCGCCGGCCCTGTCGGTCCACCATCCAGCACTGTGTGTAAAAGTCCATCGCAATGTGGTTCACGCAGCCCAGGTCCGTTTTGCCGGCGACCGGGCGCGCGCCCATGCGCTGGTTGTCCATAAAATAGAACTTGCCCTCGAACTGGAACAACACCGCGGCGTGGAAACCCTGCTGGCCCCCGTATTGTGACCACTTGAAAAGGATTTGGCGTGCCGGGATACCGCGGGCCTGAAGCATGCGGACCGCGTCACAGCTGAAGGGGTCACACTGACGGAGGACCATGTAACCGGGCAGGTGTTTGAACGTCGGCAGCGGGGCGGCGTTGGCGGACGACGAGATACACGCCGCCAGGGCCAAACCGAAAAAATATTTTCTGAGCCCGACAGTGACCAGGGCGAGCATCGCCAGAGCAAAAGCACAAAAAAGCGGACCCGGGTATTCGACCGCCAGGAAGTTGAACAACACAAAGCCGAGGATGACACCGAACACGACGCCGAGCGCCTTGATGTATGGGAGGATGTTTTTCATTTTCAAATCGGGGCCATCCATGGCCCATTCCAGGGTTCTCGGTTCCTCACACCTAAGGCTGAGGGGTTGCCGAGAAAGTTATTCCGGTAGACCGACGGTGGCGATTTCATTCGCCTCGGTCAGCGCCCACGCCGCGTTGGCGATGTGGTTGTGGATTTCTCGGAGCTTGGCCTCGAGCGCGACCGCATCCACTTCCGCGGGGAACCCCACGAAGCAAACGGGGGCGGTGAGGTGACCCGCGGCCCGCCGCAGGGCGATGCCAAGGATTTGGCCGTCCTGCAGGAGGTCATTCAGGAATGCCTCACGGACTTTTGCCCGGTCTTCGACGGTGTGCGATTTCGCGCACTCGATGATGGCGGCCTTGGCCTCGTCGGACAGCGCCATTTCATTAATGACGTGGTATTTCGAGGCCAGGATGGGAGCGGTTGCGTCCATGGGATTAGTTGTTGTGGTGATTGTGGCTACCGCCGTTGTTCACCGTGGTGCCGCCGGGGTTGACCGTGGTGTTCACAACGGGATTGCCGCTGTTCACCGTGGTGCTCGGGGACGCCGTGGTGTTGACCGACGTCTTGCTGCGTGAGGGACGCAACAGCGCCGCGCCGCCCGCGATGCCGCCGGCCTGGGCGACGCTCGGAACGATGCCGCCGCTCGCGCCATGCGCCAGGACGGACACTTCACCAGGGTGCTTCGGGTCCGCAGCCACCAGCGTGGTCAGGGACGGGCAAAACAGCCCGCAGTTTTTGATACGGTAGATGTCCACGCCGTTGATGGTGGAGATTTTCTTGGTGCCAGCCGTGGCAGGGGTAACCGCTGCAAGTCCGAGCAGCGCCGCGATTGCGATGATGTGTTTCATGTCTGTAGGTTACGACAGGGGGTTTGTCCTGTCAAATTTTAGAATTCTTTGGACGGACAATTTGTTTATTTCGTTCATACGGCGAGTTTACTCCAGGTTGTTTATCCTGTCAAATTTTCGGCAGCACATACGGCGGCGTGGAGCCTACCTCCGCGAACTTCAGGGAAATGCTGTAGCTCGCGGTCTGCCCGTATTTGGGATGCATTAAAAAGAAAGTCTGTGTCGGGTCGACCGGCGAAAAGTTTTCCGCCAGCGCGTAGCCGTCGATGCCGGGGAAGCCGCCGTTGACGATGAAACGGCCCTTGGCGTGCGGCAGCACAATGTCCCGGTGCAGATGTCCGCACAGGTAGTAGTCGGGCGAGCGCTGCCCGTATTTGGCGAACAGCTGCGAGCGGCCCGAGACGTGCCGGGCCACAGAATGGTTCGGGATGCCGAGCGCGCGGTCCCCGCCACGGAGTGTGTCGCCGTGCAACAGCTCAAACCGAAACCCCTGCACGTCGAACAACGCGGTGGGTTGCTTGTCGAGCGTCCAATGCACGTTGGCCAGCTCCCGGGTCAGCGCTTCGGTATACGAAAGGCAGAACATGTCGAGGTTGCTGAAACGGTTTTCCGTCGGCATGCGTTTCTGGTTCGCGAACCGGGGATGGTTGCCCACGGTCCCCACAACGCGGACCAAGGGAAAACGTGGCGCGAGGTTGCGCAAGAACTGCGCGAACGCGTGGCCGGCGGCATACGTTTGGTCGAACAGCGTCATTTTTTGCGCGGCCTCGGCTCCGTGGTTCAACGCACCGTGGATAAGGTCACCGCCGAAACAGACGACGAGCTCGTCGACCTGGGTGGTGGTGTGCCGCGTGACGATGGACGTGATAGACGACTCCACGGTCTTCAGGCGCGCGAGAAAAAGGTCCAGATTGTAGCCGCCAAACCCGAGGGTCTGGTCGGGCGTGATTTCCTGGCCCACATGCGTGTCACTCAGAATGAGGACGGCGGACTGCGATTTGTCCTCGCCGGCCTTGTAAGGCACCGCCGCGGGGAACGGGTCGTAGCTCACGGGCGCGACTTCGCGCGCCAGCTCCACGAGCTGCTCGGCGATGGACGCATGCGCGACCGCCTGCTTGTATTTCTTCTCTAGATTTTGGTATTCGCCCTTCCAAAATTCATTGGACTTCGCCGTCTTGTCCTGCTCGAACGTGGTGGGCGCCCCCTTGGAGGCTACGGGCGTCGCCTCCGCTTCGGCGGCGAGGCGTTGCCGCTTGCCGCGGATGGCGGGTTCCGAGCGCCCGGTTCGGGCGGCCACTTCTTTGTTGCTCAGCCCGGAGGCGAGCAAAGCGATTTCATTCTGTGTCCAGTCGTTCATTTCTTGTTTTTAGGTTTGGGATTGTCGTCCGGCGGGTCGATTTCAATGTGATATTGGTCGTCCGCCAGCCGCTTAAAGGCAAGGTCAAAGTCGTAGAGCGCGGCCTCGGGAGTATGCCCGCGGCCCACGATGTGGCCGGCAGCGACGCCGGGGTCGCCGTAGATGGCGAGGAAAATTCCATCGTGCTGAAAAATTTGCGGCTTGAACTGCAGGTGCGGCAGCAGCGCGGCCTCGAGGGTTTTTTTCTGCGCCGCCAGGACCGCTTGCTGCGCTTCCTGGGTCTTGACGATGGAGCTGTAGAGGTCCCCCGACTTGTCCATCCCCCAGCGCGATTGGTCCGAGAGCATCGTGTTGAGCTGCTCGCACGCCTTGCAAAACGTTACCGTGGCCGCCGCCAGCGCGCCGCCGTCCAGCTCCGGGTGTGCCTCGGATGCGTCGAACCCCCGGTGTGGGGAGAGGAGATAAGCTTGCAGCGCGTTGGTGACTTGCAGGATGGCGACAATTTGAGCGGAATTCACCGTCTCGCGATTGGGCACCATCATCGGGTAATTGTCGTTGCTCATCCCATTTAAGGTGTGGACTTTTTCGGAGTTGTCAAGGGCGAAGCCAGGGTCGCTTCTGCCCAGTGCAGGAGGTGCCACGCGTCGATGGCGTTGTCGTCCACGAAGTCCAGCGCCAGCGGAGGCTGGCCAGTCTTCTCCAGATAGGCCAGCGCCATCGCGTCCTTGTCCCCGTTGCCGCTGCCGCAGCCGAACTTTTTCAGGGTTTTAACCGGGCAGCAGATGGTTGGGATTTTGTGGTCATGCGCAAAAAGCCAGACGACCGTCCGAAAAGCGGACCAGAGGTGCGCTTGTGCGCGGCCCCGCTGAAACTGCACATCCTCGTAGGCGATACAGTGGATAGGCCGCATCGCCCAATGTCCCCGAAGATAGTTCCGCAGTATCGGAAGCCGGGGGTCGATGGCGCAGCAGTCCGCGCCCTTCGTTTTTTCAGGCATGACCAAGGTGCCGGCGAAAATGGCGCCGGCGTCCGCTCGATAGGCCCACCCGGTCTTGGTGCCCAGGTCCAGCGCCAGGATGTTCACTTCCGCACCTCCCGGTCGCACCACGTGAAGTGGTCCTTGGCGTCAGTTCCCACGGCCCCGCAGTGGCTGCACACCGGCAGCTCACCGCACGTTGCGCAGACGTAGCCCCAGATGTGCCGCTGCACCCCGACGCCGATGTCCACTTCCTCGGCGCACTCTTCCGCGTCGACGCGTCCGCAGATTGGGCACTTCACGATACCTCCCCCTGCGCGTCGACGCCGGCCTTGGCGAATGCCTTGGCGAGCTTGCCGATGGCGACGTCGTGGATTTGGCGAACCCGTTCGCGTGTAATGTCGAGCGTGTCCCCGATTTCGCGGAGGTTCAGGTCCTCGTAATAAAACATACGGAGGATTTTCAGCTCCTTAGCCGTGAGCGCACTGGACTGCGCCTTTGCCAAGCATGCCAGCACCAGCTCGCGGCTGTCGTTCTCAACGTCAGGCTGCACGACGCCGGCATCGTTGTCCAGGAGCCCGAGGTTTTCTCCGTCGGTGTCCGGGAAGTTACCGTGATAGTCAACGATGTCCTTGGACCGCCAGAGCGATGCAATTTCGGACCGGATGTAAGGCTTCGCGTAGCTCGAGAAGCGCTTCCCGCGCGTGTGGTCGAACGCCTCGAACGCCTTCATCAGGCCGAAGTTCGCCGCACTGACGACCTCGTTGTCCGGCAGTTTGCCCTTCACGATTTTTCGCGCGTAGGTCGCCGCGAAAAGAAGGTGATTGGTGATGATGTATTCGCGCGCCTGCTGCACCTCGGTCGCGGTGTAGCTCTTGCCCCCGCGGGCGGTGGTGAACAGCCGCGTCTCGTCCTCGGCGGACAAGAGGGTGAACTTGAGGTCGGTCCCGGGAGCGTAGTAACTTTGGTTGTCGGTCATAGAAAAGTAGTGGGGGCACAGGGGCATCCACGGTCCGAAGCGAGAGAGGTATTCCTCCGCTCGATTCGAGCCCGTCGGGTTGGGCCGGTCTGAATATCCCACGATTAGGTTCTTCATTTCTGGTATGGGTTGTTTGGGGTCTGTGAGATTGCTTTGGCTATCGGCCCTTGCGGGTAGCGGTTGCCGCGGCAAATTGTGAACGTGCGGCGATGTTCGTCGCCACGGATTTTGATGTCGAAACCTTTTTGCGCGAGCACGGGCAGCATCTTGCCCAGGGACTCCGCGGTCGTGCGGCCCATGGCCTCGGACATGTGACAGTCGATGGCCATCGACATGTAAAGCTGGTAGGCGGTCCCTTCCCAGCAAGTTTTCTCCGGATGCCGCTCGACGAAGTAAAGGCGCATCCACTCGTCGACCTGCTCACCGATGGCGGCAGCGGACGACGACTGATTGGCTTCCTGAATGAGCGATGCATCATGGTAGTGAACTGGTCCGTATCGCTTTTCTTTTCCCAGCCGGCGGGCCGGGATTTCGTAGTCCAGCAGATACCGCCCGAAGTATGGCAGCTCCCGAACGAGAATGCGATTTAATTCGTCGCGGTCCGGAAAAAGAAAGCCGTCCGTGCGGTTGGCTACACAGCGAAAAAGATTCAGCTTGTCGAGGTTCGACATGCCTGTCTCGGGTAGCCCGCGCAGGCTGTCCGGGTCATCGTTGAGCGAGCCGAGGATACGCCCGGACCAGTCGATAAGGCCGGCTTTGCGGAATTTTTCGTTCGAGCGGAACGCCTGATTCGCGCAAGCGCGCTTCAGCATCTCGGTGAAAATGCGGTGTGAGCGCGGGTCGAGCCCCATCATGTTGTCGTCGATTGCCCAGATGAACACCTCGAACAGTTCGCTGTTGAACTGGTCGCGGCCCATTATCCAGTCTTGGCACTCCGCGTAGCCGCTGAACAGCACGCCGACGATGTAGCGCGTGTTGAGCGTCTTGCCGCAGGCCGGGGGACCGACGAAGAAGGTGACCTGTCCCGGCTTCGGGTTGCGCATGAACGCGGAGGTGTAAGCGTAGGCGAGATAGGCGATGTATGCCTCGAGCGCCTCGCCGCTGGTCAGCCAGCCGTCGTAGAACTTCGCGAGGAACGGGAAGTTGTCGCCCCACTTCTGCGTCCCGGACGCCGGCTGGAGCACGTCGCGATTGTGAACATTGAGAAACCTTTTTCCGTGCATAGGCATGATACCTTTTTGATAGAAGGAGAAACTACCGGCGGATTCTATCAGTCCGTTGTTTTGGATGTGCGTGATTGCGTCATCCACCGACGAAGAGTTTTTTCCTTTGGGCCGGCGGTCGGACAGCCCGCGCTCACAGCGGAGGTGTCGCCCCAGGTCGTCCGCGCCGCCGAAGATGTAGTGACCGGTGCCTTGCTTGCGGATGAACTGTTTGCCGTCGTAAAAAATTCCCTCGACCGCGTTGCCCATCAGCTTCAGCTGATATTCAGCGACGAACTGCGCGCCGAAAAAGTCGGACCACAACATGAACGGCTTGTGCTGCGCACTTTTGGAGAACGAATAAATGCCCTCCTCGTTCACGATGGCTGACTTGGGGCTCTCCGATTCGGGTTCCCAGAACGTCGGACCCTGCGCGTCCTTCTTGAACTCCGCGGGACCGCCGGGCCACGCGGTGACGAAGTTCGGATACTTTTCCGCCATCTTCGCGGCGACGATATCGAGCGGGATTTTTACCGCGTCCTTGACACCGCCCCAGTTGAATTCCTTGACCTTGTTGAGGAGCCAGCCGAGGACCAAGTCTTTAGCCAGCGGCACGTCGTGGATTTTTTCCCAGCGGCAGCCGTTCGTGTAATAGCGCGTGACGGACTCCACCGCCGGCTCGTCCACGCCGGGGCACTGGCGATACGGCAGCAGCTCGTGGATGCGCTGCAGGATGAACTTGGCATAGTCCGCGTCGCCCAGGAAAGCGATGGGCACCTCGAGCAGCCACACCAGCCGATACTGGCCGGAAAAAGTCGTCTCGATGTAGTTCGGTTTGCGGTCCCCCATGCGCTCGAGCGCGCCATCCAGCTCGGGTCGCGTCAGCTTGCAGTCCACGTCGATGGGAACCGCCCGACCGTCGAACGGCGGATTTTCTTTGCTGATGCGGAGGTTCGGGTTGACGCCTTGGTAGCACGAATACATCTGATGCGTCGTGCTCGGACGGTTGGCCCAGGCATCGCGCGCCTTTTTATCCGAGAAACAGTCCGGCGGGACCTTGGCGAGATTTTCCGGTGGAAACTCCCAGGGCACACAAGGGGTGACTTCGTGCGAGCTGAGGTTGCGCAGAGAGAAAAGGTTCATTTGCAGTAGCAGGGAACCTCGTTTGCCTCGGCAGAGATGGGACAGCCGCGGAGCCACGGGGGGCAGGTCGACATGATGTCGCTCACCATCTCGGCGGTGATGTAGCTCGCGCACTCGCAGACCGCTTCATCGTGCACGGTGAACAGCACGCGGATGCCGGGCGTGCGGGACAACAGCACGACGTGAAACGCGAACACGTCGCGCGCGGTCGCCTGCACCAAATTTTCGCAGAGCAGCCCGCCGTAAAAAACAGAGCGCATGCCGCCGACGTCCGCGGTATAGACCAGCTTGCGCTTCATCGTGCCCGTCGGCTCGCCGTCGTCATCCGTCTCGGGCACCAGCCGCCATTCCGACCGGACGTCGCGGTAGACCATCGTGCGGCCCGAGGGCAGCTCCATCCGGAAGTCCCCGCCACACGCCGCCTTGAAGCCCTCGTCCAGCTTGCGCCAGAGCGCCACAATGCCGGGATTCGAGTCACGGAATTCCTTAACGATGCGGCGCGAGGTGGCCCCGTAGCCGGACCGCATCTTCGGGGTGCCGTCCTCGTTCCAGCACAGCTCGCCGTCGCGCGTTTTCTTCTGCTCGAACTTCGGGTCGTCCTTGGTGATGTCCAGGCCAGCCATCGACTTGGCCATCGTGATGAACTTCAGCCAGCCGGCGCCGTAGCCCAGGCCCAGCACGCGCACCTTGGCGAGCGCATACATGCCGGGGTTTTCTTTCTTCAGGTCGCCGCCGTCCCAGCCCATCGTGGACTTGGCGTGTGCGACATAAGGCGAGTCACCATCAGCCATCGCGCGCAGCGCAACGACGTCGTTGATTAGCCAGGAAAGAACGCGAGGTTCGATTTGGCTGAGGTCGCTAACTATCATTTTCATGCGACCTCCGCAGGTTTATCCGCCGTCAGCTTCTGCGGCTGAAGTCGGGTTCCACTAGTCAAAATTTGGTGCCACACGCGGCCCCGAAAAAGGACGGTCAGCCGCTCTCGCCATGTGAGCTTCCAACATGCGGTTACCCGTCCCGTCGCGCACGAATAGTGCGCCGGAAACGGCAGATAGGGCGGCTGGTTTTTCGCGATGACCAGCGTCTGTTCACGGAATTCGATTGGTGTCATGTTCGGGGAATGATTAGCCGGCGCACGTCTAACGTATGCACCGCGTCTTTTTTGTCGTCGACCAAAACCCCGCTCGCGTTAGCATAGAGGGGGACTTTGCGAAAATTTTGAAAATTTAAACCTGCGTCGCCGGACCAGCGGCCCGTGTGCGCGCCGAAATATTTCAGGCCGAAGGGCATCGTGCCGTCCGGGCGCACCCGGATTTTGAAAGTCTTCAGCGTGGTCAACAGCTTGTTCGTCTGCCGCCAGTCGCCCACGGCTTTTATCCACGGGAACCGCGGCGAGTATTCCGCTTCCCACGAGTCAAACGCATCCACGCCGTCGCGCGATTTCACGGGCGGGCACGGGATGTTGCATTTGCGGCACTCCGCGGCCATTTGTTTGGGTGACGTGGGCGGGTGGCCCTGCGCGGTCCACGGTAGCGCGAACTGGCAAGTGATGACCATCGTCTCGCAAATGCGGATGTATTCGTCGAGCAGCGGCACGTCAATTTGCACGCCGGTCATCCCTTGGTCGATGGTGATGCGGGACAACTCGCGCTCGAGCTCGGGCCACTGCGGACCAAACTTGTTCCAGAGGAGCCAGCAGTGGTAGGCGTCGCCGCGGCCATACTCCAGCATCCGGTCCCAGCCGGCGGCGTCGGCCTTGAGCTCCGCAGACGTCTTGCCGTTCGCCTCCTCGCGCGTGGACTTGTCCACCCGGATGTCCAGCAGATGTTCGCACGCATCCGCCAGCGAGCGGAGGTTGCAGAGATAAGAACTGAGGTTCGCCGTGCAGTGCCACGTGATTTTTTTCTTGGGTGCCCAGCCGCGGCGGACCGTCTCGTTGTAGACCGTGCTGTCGAACTGAGCATTGTGGGCGACCAGCGTCACGCCATCCGTGAAGTTGCGGTCATCGAGGGTGTCCCAGTTGAAGTCATTCGGTGAGCCGGCCCAGGAATTGGACCCGTCGCTCACCGATAAAAGGTAGGGGTCGAACCGGTCGTCCCGGCAGTAGCCCTCGGCACCCAGGTGCTTGATATCGTATTTGAGCTTCGTGTCATAAAACGTTTCGTAGTCGAAGCCGAGATGGGATATCTTCATTACAATCTAACCAGTGCGGACTTTTCGGAAAATGTCAAGCCCCTCCGTGGGCTTGGCACCAGAAGGGCTAGTCAACATCGTCACCATCGTCGCAGTGTTCACTGACAGGAGAAAATTCATCCAGGAATTTTTCTATTCCCCAAAGAACTTGCTCGCGCGTGAAATAGGAGATGCCGCGGGGTCTGCCGTTGCAGAACCACAGCCAGAAGTCCCGAACGTCGGCATCCGCCATCGGGGTGAACCCGTAAAGGGCTAGAAAAGACCGGACGTCGAAGGTCAGCCCCTCATCCAGATGATGGTTGTGCTGCTCCCGGTAGGCGGTAAGCGCGTCGGTTAGCCGAAGCATCCGAACGGGATTGGTGGTCATCATATTTATTCGTGCCCGAGCACCCAGGCCGCCGCGATAACACCGACCGTCACCACGACGGCGGAAAACACCGGGGACTTGGCGGCTATCACGTATGCCAGCGGGAGTAGCGATATCACGGTGTAGCCAAAGGTCGCCAAGCAGGCCAGAAGCAGCATGACACCCAGACCGTGGAGGATGCGAGCGAGGTCCTTCATATTGTGACCCCCACGGACGGCAGCCGCTGCACCTTGTTTGCGATGATTTTCCGCGCGGCCATCTCAATACGGTCGCGCAGTTTTTCCAGCGCGTAACCGCTGATGATGCGATAGCTCTCGGGCGTCGGCGGCAGCGAATGCAGCGGCTCGGGGACCTTGGATTCCACCTGCCTGATGACCATATCCACCAGCGCGTTGACCTCGTCCAGCGCTTCGCGGCTCACCCGCTCGAACTTGCCGGCGCGGTTGGCCCGGGAACAGGCGAGAAGGTATTCCCGCGCGTGGGTTTCGACGATTAAACGGTCGTTCATGGCATCATCCCCCAGCGTAGGAACACCAGCCCCGCGACGAGAAAAAGCAGCAGGCCGAGCGCGCTCTGCACGGTGATGGACAGAATAACGCCGAACCCCACGAGGACGCCGACGGTGATGCGGACCAAAGAACCCAGGAGGTTCACTTGTCACCTCCGAGCCAGGGCCACCCTTTGAGGTCCGGGAGACACTTGAGGGGCTGGTCGTTTACATCGAAGTACAGGAAATATCGCCCGTTCCATTCGACGAGCTTGGTGCCCGGGCGCTTGGGCAGTTGGTTGGGGTAGGTTGCGCCGCTGCGCCAGAATTTTTCCAGCAGTTCGGTCAGTGTTTTCATCGGGGACCTTGTCGTTGAGGTTTGTTGCCGCTGGCGGCGACCTTGGCCCACTTGCTGATGCGGGCCTTGCGACCGACGCTGTCGGCCAGCGCCGCGTCATCCTGACGCGCGTGGTTGTGTTTGATGCGTCCGAACGCATCGGCTGCCGCCGCTTTCCGGCGCAGGCTGTTCTTATTCGCCATATTCGTTGCTCCTCTTGTTCTTGGCCCGGCTATAACGCTTGGCCGATTGTTTCACTTTGGTGACCGGGGACATCGTGCCCCAGGATTTCCGAATCTTCAACGGCTTCAATTTCTTCATGCCGGAGTTTCGCACAGGTCCCGCGTCCTGTCAAATTTACCGTTCGTCCGTCATCCCCCGCTTACAGGCGTGCGGCTCAAAGTCCTCTTCACCGGACTCTCGAAAATACCTCTGGGCTGCGGCATGACACTCGGGATGCCATCGTTGGCGCTGTAACTCGCCATAAAAAACGCTGGCCTCGTCCTCATACGCTTCGCCCGGCTGGATTTTCTCCACACACCAGATGCAGGGATGCGCCTTGCGGGCACGCCGCTTTGTCAAACCAAGAAGGTCGTAGCTCATAATCACGAAAAAGCGGGTCGAGGGGAAGAACGATAGACCCCCGACCCGCCCGTGGCGAACGGCGCTTACTGCGCGCCGATGATTGCTTTGATGAAGTCTTGGAAGACTTCGCTGTTCTTCGTGCTAGGCCGGAGCTTCGGCACGAAGTAGTAATTGTCGTCCTTGGACTCCTTGACCGTGGTCAGGGTCCAGGCGTGTGCGAGGTAGCTCTTGCGGAGCGACCCGATTTTCCGCTGCGTGCGGATGGGCTTCGCGCCCTTGGTGTAGGCCGAGCCCTTCATGCCCCAGAGAGCGAGCGTGAAGAACCGTTCCGGCTGTCCCTCGGCGGCGAACGCGTAAGGGAAGTCGTGCTGGTCGGGGTCCAGGAAGTCCGTCGGCTTCTCCACGAGGAGCAGCGCGGTGGCGAGCGTCTGGAAGTAGCGCAGCGGCTTGCCGCTCGACTTCGAGGCATCCCATTCTTTCCACGACAGGGTGCCGTTGTGTTTGACGACGTCGGCCTCGCTGTTAGCGAGCACGCCGAGCTTGCCGCCGGCCAGCTTCTCCGAGTATTGCAGCGGACGAAAACCGATGACGGTGATGTTGAGCGGGGTCGTCGCCGGTTCGTCTTTGCCGGCGGGTTCGTGCAGGATGCTCTGGCCACCCAGGACGATGGCGCCGGGCGGGAAGCCTTCCTCGGCCATCATCTTGCCTACGAACTGAACGATGTTGATTCGCGGGAAGACGATGTCCTCGTAGCGAATGTTGTCCTCGTCGAAAAAGCCGGGCTGCGCCTCGCGCGTGGCGACTTCGTTTCCGGCGGGGGTGGGGTCCTGTTCCGGAGGGCAGGATTCGCCGACCGGGGTTGTGGAGTCTTCCACGCCGTCTTTGACGAATGACATGTTGGGGTTACTCATTGTTGGTTTTTGGTGTTTTGGTTTTTGTTGCTTTTCCAGTCGTGTCCATGCGGAGGTAAGCGTAGGGCTCCCCCTCCTCCACGGCGCCGGCCTCGAGGATTAACTCCCCGAATTCCTTGACTGTCTCTTCTTTGCTACCGCGTTCCGCGGCAGCTGAGATTAGTTTTTCCAGTGGCCCGAGCGAGATGTCGAAAAGCGCTTCGACCATTTCGTGTTGTTCCTCGGGCAAAAATTCTTTGGCCATGTTGGCCAGCTCGCGCGCCTTGCCGGGCAGCACGTGCCGCTTCAC